CCGCCAAGGCCAGTAAAATTATTGATGAGGTAAAAATATGGCAGCAATGATTTTTACTGGCGATGGCTCTGGCCATGGCTCTGGCTCTGGCTATGGCTCTGGCGATGGCTGTGGCTCTGGCGATGGCTATGGCTCTGGCTATGGCTCTGGCTATGGCTATGGCTATGGCTATGGCTATGGCTATGGCTATGGCTCTGGCGATGGCGATGGCTCTGGCGATGGCGATGGCTCTGGCGATGGCGATGGTAAAGGTTAGCGTTGATTGAGAAGAAGGCGAGGGTGAAGGGTGGGTAAATGTAGAATTTGCAAAAATGAAATAAATCTAACTGTCGCAGGTTTACCTGTTGACTTATGTTGGGGTTGTATTGATAAAATAAGTATAGAGAAGATTCTTGATAAAGCAGTGCAGGATACTTTATTAAAATGTCCGCCAAGGTGTGAATTACCTAAGCTAATTGAAGGTGTAGCTACATCAGAGGTTAAAAAATGACTATCGTAGGAATTGACCCAGGACATCATGGGGCTATAGTAAGTATAGTAGCTACTGATGAAGCATCGGGTTGCTTTTATCGTATTCAAGATATGCCGATTAAGGACATAAAGGTAAGTAAGAAGATTAGGTCTGATTATGATTTGAATGCTATAGAGAAGTTGATAAATTGTTGGGTATTAGAGAATGCTATTGTGTTTATTGAGAAAGCTCAACCGAAGCCACCCCCGTTTGGAAAAAGATTCGGTTTAGCCACCAGCAGTATTTCAAACTTTCAATCAGGGTATTGTCGAGGATTATTTAGAATGGGGCTGAAGGTAGCTAATGTTCGTTGCATTGAAGTACTTCCTAAAGAGTGGCAGAAGCACTTTGGAATAGTAAAGCCTAAAGATAAAGAGCAGAGAAAGTTATATGATACAAAGAAAGAGTCGTATAAGGTAGCATCAAAGCTATTTCCGAAGGCTGAATTGACTACGCCTATTAAGGAGTTCAAGACTGGAAGGAAGGTTGGTGGTAAGATACTTGATGGACGAGCAGATGCCTTATTGATTGGTGTTTGGGGATTGAATTATTTAAAAAGAGAAGGCGAGTGCAAAGAAAATAAAGTGGGATTATAGTATGAATTTATGCGAATGCGGTTGTGGTAAAGAGACGACTATTATGCGAGATAGTAATGCTACGTTAGGGTATGTGAAAGGTGCCTATCATCGTTTTGTACTTGGGCACAGGGACCCGACTTTGTCTATTTGGAATAAAGGACTAACAGCTGACATGGATAAAAGAATTAAGAGGGCAAGTGAGGAGACCAATGAAGAAATTTACGGTGCTAGAGCTGGGACTATTAGAGCTAATATGTCTCTTAGTTCTAAGAAGGCACATGCTAATCCTAAAAATTATCAAAACGTTGTTGTAGGAACAAGTAGAAAAGGATATTTTTGGTCGGATAAGAATAATTGTGACATTTTTTACGCTTCTAGTTACGAGTTAACTGTTTGTATGATACTAGAGAAAGACGGTTCTGTGGTAAGATGGGGCCGTTGCCATTATAGAATAATGTACGTAGTGGAGGGTGTGGATAGGAGTTATGCTCCTGACTTCTTTGTTGAGTATAAAGACGGGGTGAAAAAGATTATTGAATCTAAGTCCATTTGGGAATTTACGTATCCTGAGAGAAGAAAAGTGATAGAGTGCAAGAAAGAGGCAGCAATTAAGTTTTGTCTTCAGCATAGTATGATTTACGAGATTTGGACAGAGACTTTTTTATTTGAGAAAGAGAAGAGTACTTTAAGCTTAGGTGACCAGGAGAAAGTGATGAGTATAAGAAATAATTTAGAGAAGGAAGCAGAGAATTCACCCAAGAAAGAAGAAGTAGAGAAAGTATAAAGATAGATTCGTTCATTGGCTGAGAGTTGAAAACAGATGGACATATTTATGAGAAATAATGTCCGATTTAGAAAAGTTCAAGACCCTGGAAAAGATTAAGCTGTCTTACCTAAGACACCGTGGGAATGTCCTTGAGGTGTCCGCCGAATTAGGCCTACCATTAGACTTCATTAAAAAGAGCATTGGTAAGATTAAGGGGCAAGAGAAGAGGGATGTCTCTGTGCTTATTGCCAATACTTTGATGCAGCATATCTTGTTGGGGCATGATTCAAGAGTGCACTATTTGATGGATATACTGCGTTCGACTGCTGATAGGAAGCAGATAGAGCTATCAGTCTGCTGTGATATGCCGGTTACTACCCAGGAAGGAAGAACTATTTGTGCAAAATGTACAAAAGAAGCTATAGTTAAGAAGATAGATAAGACTTCGATTTACGAAATAATCCAAAAGACACTTGAATTATTACGGCTTGAAGATGAATACCTTGTAAATGTTGCAGAGAAAATGGGATATACGAATAAGGTTGAAGTAGCGCAACAACCTACAATTAGCTTAAAGCAGAACTTTATTAACTTTGGAACAAAGGAAGCCCCTCAGATTATAGATGTGCAGAAGTTAGGAGGATTGGAAGCTGAGAAAGTGATAAAGGAGTTGGAAGCGATAGCTCAAGGAGGACAAGATGGACACAGTGCAGGAACGTCAATCGAAGGGACTTTGCCCCCTATGCAAGGAACCTCTACCGAAGGAAGTGGAGATAGTAAATGATAGAAAGTATGGTGAGGTGAAGGTTTGTAGAAAGCACACTAAAGTGAAGGAGGAAGAAGATGTGTGAGTCGAAGTGCATTGAATGTGGCACAGAGTTAAAAGATATTGATTTAAGAAAAGTGGTTAATGGCACAATAGATGTGCCATTTGTTTGTTCTCATTGTGGTTCGATTAAGTTTCCTTTTGAACCTACGAGGGATGTAGTATTTTTGTTGAGAGAACCAGCACCTGAAGTGTCGAAAGGTGGTATTTACTTAATAGAGGAAACGAACTTCGTTGGAGGAGGCCCAAGGACGTATTTACGAGGGAATAGCGCAAGAGTATTAGCTATTGGCCCAGGTTTTTATAATCCTAAAGGAGGATTTATTCCTACTGAATTGCAGGTAGGACAGATAGTCCACTTCAACGTTAAGGTTCCGTGGCACATTGACCTTAAAGGGGATGATGGTAAAGAGTACCACGTGGTTTATTGTGGAGAAAAAGACGTATGGTTAAAGAGAGATAATGAAGAAAAATCCCAAAGATAAAGGCTTTCAGAGCTATATAGATTATTTTTATCAATTGCATTATGCCGAAAAGCCTGTAGACATAATTACGTTTTTGAAAGAGGACGAGTTTATAGGCAGGTCAACGAATAACCTAGCTACTGTGTACGAAGGTTGGCTAGACGTAATGAAGGAGATATTTCGAAATGATTCGAAGTATCTCGTTGTTTTGACTGGAGCTATAGGAATTGGTAAGACAACGATAGCTGACTACTGCCTGGCATACGTATTGTATAGGCATATGAATTTAAAGTCACCTTGGGGGTATTACGAGAAATCCCCGCTTGGAAAGATGGCTGTATCGTTCTTTAGCCTTACGCGGTCTTTATCTGCGTCAAAGGGTTATAGGACATTGATGAACATAATTAGTAGAAGCCCCTGGTTTATAAATCATGGTGCTAGAGTAAGGAACACCCTTGAAACAGACGTTGATATTCCCTTATTTGAGTGGGCACTTTCATCGCCGAGCTCCAAAGGCTTTGGGGTCCAGAGCAAAGATGTGATAACAGCGATGCTTGATGAGGTTGATGACCCGATGTCTTCACTTGGTCAAAAGAAAAGAGTTGTGGCTGCTTACGATGCTACAGTAAGGCGATTTGAATCTCGCTTTGTCTTTAAAGGTTCGAGTCTTGGAAGACTGTTTTTAATATCTTCTAAGACTGACGAGCTTGCATTTTTGGAAACATTTATTGAAGAGATGAAGAGTTCCAACAAAGTGCTAGTATTTGATAAAGCGCAATGGGAGATATTTCCAAAGAAAAGATACTCTGGAAAAAGATTCTCTGTGTTAGTAGGAGATGCTTATTTGCCCTCGAGAATAATCGGCTCAGAAGAAGAAAAGATTACGTTAGTAAGGGCAGGAAAAACTCTTAAAGAGATACCGGAAGAATTACGTTTTGATTTTGAGAAGGACGTAGTGGGAAGCTTGAGAGATTATGCGGGGATAAGTGTATTAGGAACAAGAAGATATAAGCTGTTTCCGTCTGAAAAGTTTATTATAGAATGTTTTGATAAGACAAAACCAGACCCGGTAGTTGTGAATACTTTGTTGGTAGGACTGGAAGGAGATGTGCCTTGGATAAAGAGTTTAAACCTAAGTGCGATACGCATGCCATTAAGCATTCCGAGATGCATGCATTTGGATATATCGTTCTCGGGAGATGCGATGGCTTTATCTTCGGCAGGAATAAAGCGCTGGACAGAGGTGCAGGTTCAGACTGAAGAAGGCACGTTTAAGTCTGAGATACTTCCGGTAATAGAGACTGATTTTATTCTAAGGATTAAAGCAAGGGAAGGAGATAGAATACCTTTGCATATGATGCGTAAGTTTGTGCTTGATTTAAAGTCTGCTGGAATGAAGATACAGTTGTTTACAGCAGATTTGCGGTTAGCATCAGAGGATACAATGCAGCTGCTAACGAAAGCTGGGATATCGTCGGAGTATTTTTCTTTGGATACATCGATTACGCCATATATGGACTTTAGAAGTTTGGTATTTGAGAAGCGTTGGATTTGCCACCAGCATGAATACTTATTTTTTGAGTTAAAGAACCTTGAGTTTAATCGTGATGAGCACGGAGGCAAAGGTAAGATAGACCACCCGATTAAAGTAAAGGATATTGAGATACTTAATGATGGAACTTATCGGGATATAGTGATGGAAGGAACTAAGGATGTATCTGATGCTTGCGTAGGTGCTGTAATAAATGCGCTATTGCTTGCTAAGAAGATGATGCGCCCTGAAGACGTTAAGAAGATGTTTGAAGCGTTAGACACAAAGCCAGCTGAAGGATTACCGAGCGATTGGTTTATCAATCGAAAGTCGACTGGAGGGAAGGCCGTATTGACTGACGAAGAGGAGATAGCTAGAAAGAATCTTGAGATATTGAAGAATTGGCAACCTTAAACCCCTATGACATACGACCCTAATAAATCGAGAACGATAATATCGTCTGAGCTTGCTCCCTTAATAATTAAGTTCAGAGAAAAGCAAGAGCCGGAGACGTTTTGCCAAATCCTGCTGCTAATCGACCCTTTGATACTTCGCATAGTTAATCAGCTGGTTAAGAAGGTTCCGCATTTGCGAGACTGTGTCAGGGGTGAGCTTTACCATACTGCGATAGTCGCTACGCATAAAGCGATATGCGAATTTGAGATTAGGGATGAGAAGAGCATATATAGCTTTCCGATGCAGTTGAAAGGTAAGATAATCTATGCGTTTAAGCGAACGTTCTTTCCGAAGGAGTTTTATGTTCCGATTGAAGAGTTTGAGCACTTCCGGGTGAATACTCAGTGGCAAATGCCGTTGAATGAAAGTGCCCTTAGATTACGGATGGTGGAAGAAGCGCTAGAGTATCTTGTTAAGAACCGCTATGTCTATCCGAAGATAAAGTCGGTTATCATGCTTAGGTTGGCCGGAAAGACGCATAAGGAAGTAGCCAAGATTACCGGGATACCGTTCGGAACCGTGAAGTATTACGCTGTGGAAGGCATTAAGAGCCTTAAGAGATTGTTTAAGAAAGGTACGCTAAAGAAGGAGGATAAGCATGGCAAACCCGCATAGAGATAAAGTGAGAGGATGTTTCGGTCAGCCTAAGTATAAAGGAGAAAGCGACCCCAAACAGCAAGCATCTGCTAATATAGAGATTGGCCAAGGGTTTAAGATAACAAAGAAGGAGAAACCGAATGACGATAAAGCATCCGAACAGAGCAAATAAGAGAATATGTAAGAAAGGAGCAGGATGTAAAGCATGCAAACCGCATAAGGGTAAGTACGCTCCGCACTTCAAGAATAGAGAGAGAGCACTACGGAAAGAAGCTATCGACCCTTGAAATCAAAATATCGACTTGCAAAGTACCTAAAAAAGGACTTATATTAGTATTAGGAGGGAGTAAGGAAAAAACTGAAATTTTGCGTTGGAGGCACTAGTGGGGTTGCAAATAGACTTGGAAAGAGACAAATGTCAGCAGCTTTTGAATGATTTAGGCTTGAATGCTACATATAGTGCTATTGTTACAAAGAAGCTATTCGCTGATTATGTTGGAATTACTAAAGGTGACGATATAGTTATAGATGGCAAGTTATATGGCCAGAAGGATGGGGACATAGTAATAGTCGAAAGAAAGAGTTGTGCAAGACCAGAGAACGCGCTTTGTCAGATTTTTAGATATCTTGAAGAGTATAAGAGGGAATTTAAAGGTAAGTCGCGAAATTGTTTCAACTTTCCTAATAGCAAGTTTTTATTGATTATTTACTATGATAGAAAAGCCGGTGTTACTGAGTTTCAGAGACTTTGGCAGCAATATAAGAAGTACTTTTATAAAGAGAACGTAGAATACAAAGTACAGTTTGTTTATCGTGATGAAGAAGGTATTCCAATAGTCTTAGAATAGGAGAGTCGAATGAAGTTGTCAGCCCTAAGAGAGTGGATACCGTTTATAAAGAATAAGCAGATAGTCCCGCCCCCGATAGACATACCCGCTAAGACGCTACAGAACCTAGCAGCCGACCCAGCGACAAGTAAGCTACAGCAAGAGATGTCCGCAAGGACAGGAAGCTATTTGGATAAGACAGATTTGGGTAGGCTGATATCCGAAGAGCTGACCCTTAGTTTGTATAGGCGCAATCTTTATTACGAAGCGCAGGATGCTTGTGGCCATGCTCTAGTGAATGGTGCTCTTGAAAGGTATGTAGATTCGTGTTGCGGTAAAAACCATTTAACGAATGCGAGTGTGTGGGTAACCAGTGATGATGAACGGACAGAGAACGTATTGAATCAGTTCCTGTCAGATATAACGATAGAGTCGAGAATAAGAGATTGGACAGGCAACTTGGCTAAGAATGGAGACTTGTTTATTGAACCGATAGGCGCTATGGGAAGCGGAGTGATGTATATAGATGACAATATTCACCCAGCTGATATGGAGCGAATCGACATTAACGGTAGGCTTGAAGGATTCGTTAGAACACAGCTACAGTCGCAGACGACTAGTCCGCTAGACCTTGAACCGCCGTGGAAGTATGTTCACTTCCGTTTGTTTGGTATGCGCAATCAGATAGTTAATACAACCCTTGGCTTGTTTGGCGACCCAGGAACGAGATATGGCTTTGAAGGGATAAGACCGAATAGTACGCTGTTTAGAGTTACGACCCGCTATGGTGTAAGCTTAATCGCCCCCGCAGTCCCGGTGTATAAGCGCTTGAAGATGAGCGAAGATACGATAATGCTTGCCAGGGTTAGCCGAGGCATGCTGTGGTATCTGTATAAGATTAAGCTCGATAGTGGTATGGCAGACCAGGCTGGAGTAATCCTAAGAGACTATGCAAGTAAGTTAAAGAGAACGACAGGTATGGATACAGGAACACAAGTCGGACATAGTAAGTATTTTAAGGATAAGTTTTCGCCTATCTTTGCGCAGGTAGAAGATATGTTCGTTCCTGAGACAGAGTCAATGTCAGTTTCAGTTGAGAAGATGGGTGGTGAGGTAGATATCAAGGCTATAGTAGATGTTGAGATGTTGGAAGACCGCCTATTAGCTGCGTTAAGGTGCTCAAGGACGATGCTTGGGTTATCGAATGAAGGCGCTATATTCGGTCAGACAGCCCAGACAAGGGTTAGTATAGACTTTGCAAGGAATGCGTTACGCCTGCAGGAAGCGATGAGAGATGGCGTAGCTCGTCTCTGTCAGCTTCATCTTGCGTATTTGGGCGACGATGCAGACCCGACAAAGTTTGAAGTTCACTTCGCGGAAATATCAACTGCAGAAGAAGAAGAGGTTAAGAACGCTATGTCGTCCGGTGTAGACATAGTGGATAAGATGGTTGAAGTAATGGCTAAGTCGGTAGGTGAAGGCGCTATCAAACGCGTTCAGCTTCTTGATTATCTGGTTAAGAAGGTGCTTAAGCTGGATGACTTTGAAGTAACGAACTTTATCGCCTTACAGCCAGGAACACAGCCGGCACCCGAAGGTGAAGCAGTACCACCAATGGGAGCAGAGGGTGAGATACCCGCTGAAGGTGCGAATATAGATATGGCTAAGACACTTGAGAGCTTAAGAGAGGCCTTAAAGACTAAGAAAAAGAAAGCAGGCAGAGGGCGCATTGTAATAAATAATGAAGACTTGTTTGCATTGCTCCCTGGTTCTGAAAGCCCTAAGAGATATCGCTTATTCGAAGGTAAGCTTGACTTAGATACGAAAGTGGAATGGAATCCACCTAAGGTTGTATTCACAAAAGAGAATGAAGGCGTATGATTAAAGTCCTAAAAGAAGCTGAAGAGATTATGTGGATAAGTCGTCAGCAGGCCGATATGGAAGACTATCACTTTGATAGGACTTTAATACATAGAGATTCAGTTCAGCAAGCAGCCAATAAGATTGCTGAAGCGTATCCGGATGAGTTTGGAGAGCTGCCCGAGATAGCCTCAAAGCATGATAGCAGTAAGCTTGAAGAGCCCGAACTGACTCCGTATATTTCGATTAGCTGGCGACATAAGCTTGAGAAAGAGAATGATGAGTTCGACCCTATCAATAGCAAAGGCTATCAGACGCCTGGTATGTTAGATAAGAAGGAAGAGAATGAAGCTACGCTTCATCATGTGACAAGCAACCCGCATCACCCCGAGTACTGGGACCCCGATGAAGCGAATATAGACCCGGACAACAGAAATAAGTCAGTTGCAGTAATCTCAGTGCCTGATATGCCTCCGATGGCGATAGCTGAGATGGTAGCCGATTGGGAAGTGATGTCGACAGAGCTTGGAAAGAACACAGCGAGAGAGTGGTTTGAAAAACAGAAAGGCGTACGCTGGAACTTTACGAAAGAGCAGGAAGAACTAATCAATAAGCTGTTGCAGATATTTGAAGTGAAAGAAACTAGAGAAGATAAGAGTGATATCCCTGTAGTGCGCGGAGTGATATCAAAATCACATGATGCGCCTATTGGTTTGTTCTGGTGGGATTTCAGGGAGAATAAGCTTTCGTATACGCCTTATACGCCTGGGTTGTATCATGGAGCATTGTCTGATTTTAGTCAGATGAAAGGCAATGATTCGATAATACGTGGAAGACTGTTTAAAGATGGTGAGAAGAATGTGGTGTTGGTATATCTCACCGACTATGATAGAATGCCTATGACGCAGGATAGCCTGAATAGTTTAGCAAGTGCTGTATCAAGCGAAGCGAATGTAACTGTATCTTATGTTGTTGATGAGAACGGTTTCGACTTAGTTGAATCAAAGCTGGATGAAACAAAGATTGAATGCCCTCACTGTGGTGCGAGAGAAGTAGAACCTACGTCGTGGAGTAACGTTAAGTTTGTATGCGGGAATTGCGGAAGAGAGACAGAGCTTGGTAAAGAAACTAAGCCTGGTGACCCGGAGCTAAAGAAAAAGAATGATAGAAACACAGACCGATAGATTGACCGAACGATATGAAGCGCTCTTTCAGGTGTATAAAGATACGCCCCGGAGAGCGATACTTGATGCGATTGAGCAAGCAATGCTCATAGGTGATAGAGAAGCGGCATTATTGCTATTGAATGACCTTGATAGTATGGAACGGCTATATGAAAGAATCTTTGAGTTCATCAAAGATAAGCCGGTATTCAAGACGCTTAAGAAGATAAAGAGTGGTAAGGCTAGCAGATATGAGCTACTAAAAGGAATAAGCAGTTTGTTTACGCACATTTCAATTGAATGTGAGAAAGGTGAGACGCAGTACGAGGCGCTATTGAAAGATGTATACGATGTAATAGGAGATAAGCTATATGGGAGCTGAAGGCGAAGCTGGTAGAATGTTTGTTGAAATGATGTGTGGTGAGTTAGCTGGACAGAAGGGGGCTTTCGTTCCACCAAGCGTGATGAATGAGTCTATGAAAGCTCAACCGATTCAGCCCATTGCAGATAAAGAAAAGCTTCTGAATGACTTCGCTAAGAGTACGTATAATGCTAACGTGAAGCCGATTCTAAGCACTAAGCTAGTTGAGACAAAAAAGGCTATAGAGAAGGAGCAGGCAAGAGACTTCCAGAAGGAAGCTCTTGATGAGAGTCAGAAGACATTGGCGAACTTGTTAAAAAGCTTACAATAGGAGGTACTTTATGTTTGGTGATACGCTGAATACGATGAAGACTTTGAAAGGTTCGAAAGTTTTAAGAGAAGATGTAGTGATTAAGAAGAAATCAACGCTGATGGCTATCTTGGAAGCTGCGCAAGCCGAGGTAAAGATAGGCGGTGGTACGCAAGACATCGCTAGCGATAAAGACTTGGACAGAGACGTTAAAGTGCCTGAGAAAACCGTTGTCGACAAAGCTCCTGAAGTTAAAGGTGAACAGATGGACGGAGGCAAAATAGAGGGGCAAGACACGGTTAAGAAGGAAGGCAAAGAGAACGAGAAGAACGAAGCCAAAGTCAATGAAGGCAAGAAGGAAGACGAAGCAGCCGCAGCGGTAACTAAGTCAGCTGTGTCCTTATTGCGCAAGATACATAAAGCAGAGAACGTAGAGGCTCTTGAGGACATAATGAATACGCTTGAGAAGTCCGCTACGAAAGGTAGCATCAGTTCAGAGCAAGAGACAAGACTGAAAGCAGCTTGGGCTCGTAGGAAAGAGGCTTTGAAAGACAATCCGAAAGCCCCAGCGGATGAACCGACGCAGGCTGAAGAGGATGCTATAGAGAAAGAAGAGCCTAAGGATGACACAGATGAGTCTTTTGCTAACAAGAGTATGTCACGCCCATTGAATGAATCGACAAGTATGGATGACATGATTAAGAAGTTAAGAGATGTCACCTTGTCAGTCAGTGAATCGGACAAAGTTGACACTGACCAGAATCCGGGCAAAGAGGGTGGTGTTAAGACTGAAGGTGCTCCTGCGAAAGACCCGGATGCTAAGCCTAAGCAAGATGTTAAGAGCTCTGATGCGCCTGTTAAGCAGGATACAGGGGCTCTCGACGTTGACAAGGAAGTTAAGGACACCGACCCCAAGCTGAACAAAGAGAATGTTAGCAATGAGGGAGAGCCGGGATTACAAGGCGGTAAGGCTCCTGTAGTGAAACAGAACACATCGGCCCTTGATGGCAACTCCGCTGACGTAAACTTATCTAAGGACGGGGTTAAGAAAGAAGAGAACATCGACAAGCTTGATGACAAGGGCAAAGAGACCGTTAAGCAGAACGTGGGTGCTTTGACTGATAGCAAAGAATCGAAAGTAAATGAGATGGCCATGATTAAGATTGACAATGAAGGACTAATGCAACTGGTAAGAAAAGCTCAAAAATATTTAAAGCGGTTAGAGGCAAGCACCCAGACAAGTGACAAAGAGTTAAAAAAGATTTATGATAAGGACGTTGAAGTTGTAAAGACTGCTTTAACATTTTTAGAGAAAGGTGATTTGAAAGGCGCCCAAAGTTTTTTGGAAAAGAATAGTCGTACTGATAGTCGCGGAAGAGACAGAGCTAGAGGTGCGGACTGGGCCGATATTTTATTGAGTGACTTGGAAGACTTAGTGAATAGTGCTTATGAAAAGGCAATACAGCCGTATCAGAGTAAACTTGACAAATATTCGAAGACACTCGATGACCCTCGGACTGGACGTAAGTACGATACTGAAGAATCGAAAGTCCCTGACGTTACTAGTGACAGCATAGAGGCTATTACGAAGGCGCTATATGAAATGGTTGATGCAGACAAGGAAGAGAAAGCTGAGAAGAAAGATGGTAGAGAGTATTTTGGTATGTCAGGAAAGGAAACTCTTTACGCTGCTATTGACAAAGGCGAAGGAGCCGGTGAGGGGGAGGAAGGAGTAGAAGGCACTGAAGTAAAGAACGTGAAGTCCATAAAAAGTATAACTGTGTACGATTCAATCGGTAATGAAGTGGCTAAGCTACAGAACGATGGCGAGATGCCGAATGCTAAGTTTATATCCTTGGCCGCAGAGAATGCTAAGCTGGATTCGGTTGGCTTTCAGATTCTGCAGGGTTTAGGCATATTGAATACAGAGGAAGAAGAGCAGCCGGTTGACCAGCCTGCTATGAAAGAGAAAGGTGAAGAAGAAGGCGCTACTTCCGATGTAACCAATGACGAGAAGGAAGCTTCGAAGGCAACGGCAGCTGATCAGGATGCGGAGCCTGTTGAACAGCATGAGAGCAAGAAAGGTAAGGCAGTTAAAGGGAAGATGAATGAAGGTACGAAAGAGTTAAAAACTGGAGAAGATGTAGCACAGTATGTTGTTGATAATTTAAAGTTCCCTTCTGACAGCGAAAATGGCTATGTAGTGTATAAAGGAGTAAAGTATTCTGACATAAAGAGTAGAGGGCACTCCACAGGCGAAGTAGCATTAAAGTTAGGAAAGGCGTTGGGAATTGACATGAGTAAAGCTGTGGATTTGAAGTATATGAAAAAGAACCTACTTGAATCCACAGTGAATGAAGGCATAGCTGAGAATACACAGATAGCTTTGTCTCATGCCATCACCAGCCTTGACAATTCAAGTAAGTTCGTGGCTCAAGGATTGAAAGCTGAAGGCGTTATGAAGAAGGACCAGCTTGAATTAGCTATTAAAGAACTTGGAGAAGCTGAAGCGCAAATCAAGATGGTGCTAGGAACGAACGCACAGCCTGTGGCATTACCGCAGGAAGCAGCCCCAACGTTAGAACCGACCGCGGCAGCAGAGCCCGCTCTAGAGGCTCCTGCGGAAGGTGGAGAAGGAACTGAGGGGTATGAATCAAGAATGAATGAGGACAAAGGTGCACCAATTTATTTGCGGGATTTGAATCAGAGGCTCCAGAGTACATACACAGAAGACATAGAGAAATTAAGAGCAAAGATGGGGAATATAGAAGATAAAGACATAATTGTAGGTTATTTTATAGAGCCAATTCAGGTAATGGAATCTAAAATTCCTGATGTTACTGCAGACGACATAGACACCATAACGAAGAAGCTGTACGAGAAGTATATTAAGAAGACGGAGGCAAAGTAACGCAATGAAGATTCGCTTTAAGTGTGGCTGTCTCTTTGTGCATTATCATGACGATAGTGGAAAAGAGGATGCGTCATTAAAGGTTTGCCCTTCGCATGAGATGGTTCCGAATACGTATAGCTTTTTGGGCATTGAAGAAGTCTCATTGGATAGGGATGGAGGACATGAAGAGAGGCGACATAGTGAGAGAGCATAAGAGGAGGTTTCGAATGGCTGCAGAAGTAAAAGTTGGACCGAAGAAAAAGAACGTGGCAGTGATTGTTGCGATTGTGGTAATTGGTCTTGCTATAGCGGGCTTAATCTTTGTACGTACTACGAAGAAAGCCCCGAAAGTGGAAGAGGTTAGTAACACGACCGTGACGAGTGTTGTAGCAACAGCGCCCGCAGTAAAGAAATAGGAGAATAAACCATGAGTGCTGATGTACCAAAGCTACCTTTAGAAGAATTCGAAATACCGGCGACTGACTCTAAGTCTGAAGCGGGGCTTAAGAATGAGTATAAGGGTTCTCTTGACTTTGGTATAATCGGTAGTGGTCAGGCTGGTGGAAAGATAGCTAAGAGCTTCTATGGCGTAGGTTATAAGAAGGTCTTAGCTATCAACACCGCCGAAGCAGACTTGAATCCGCTAGAGCTTCCGAAAGAGCAGAAGATGCGCATTGGCAATCTGCAGGGCTCTGGAAAGGATATGAATGTTGGAAGGAAGGCAACCGAGGAAGCGTATCAGCATATCTTTGACGCTGTTAAGAAGAGCTTTGGCAAGGTAGATAAGATAATCATCACCCTTGGCTTCGGTGGTGGGACAGGCGCTGGAAGCTTACAGACACTAATAAGCATATCGCAGGAGTACTTACGCTTGCTAGGCAATCCGGACTATATGACCGATGTGCTGGTAGTAGGAGCATTGCCTTCAGCGGGTGAGCTAAGGAGTGATAGGATAAGACAGAATACCGAGGCAGCAAAGAAGCAGATTTATGCGCTTACAGATGCTGGGAAGGTAGGCCCAATTATCCTAATGGACAATAGCAAGATAGAGCAGCTTTATAGAGGCATACCGCCTAATAAGTATTGGCCAGCGATAAATGATTCGATAAGCATGCTGTTTCAGATATTCAATAACCTAAGCACACAGCAGAGCAACTATCACTCGTTTGATGCGACAGATTATCGAGTACTTTTAAGTCAGCCCGGCATAGCGGTAATGGGTGTTACGAGAGTGCCGGAGAAAGATTTAATGGTAGCGCAGGCCTTGCAGGATAACTTTAAGAAGACGCTATTGAATAGTGCGATAGACTTTAAGACAGCGAAAGCTGCTGCTTGTGTATTCGTTGTGGATGAGAAGCTAATGGGAACGATAGCGATGGATGTGTTCAATTATGGTTTCGATACAATCGCTAATCTTATTGGTGGCGCTACAGTGTATCGAGGCTTGTATGATAATAAGGGCAATGGCATAAGGGCATATACGCTGATATCAGGTTGTAAAGCAATATAGGAGATAAGAAGAGATGGACAAGACGATATTTGGTTATGAAGTTGCGATAGATTTGATAAATTGCAATGAGAGGATAAAGATTGAAGAAGAGCTACATAGATACGCGAAGGAACTTTGTGAGGTAATTGACATGAAGCCATTTGGTAAGTGCCAGACGCCTTACTTTGGTGAGAAGAGTGAGATAACGAAAGGCTATTCATTATTGCAGTTCGTGGAGACAAGTTCGATAACCGGACACTTTAGTGAGCACTATAAGAGCGCGCATATAAATATTTTTAGCTGTAAGAAGTTTGATATGGAGAGAGCGACTTTATTTACTAAGAAGTTTTTTGGAGGCAAACTAATTACAGAAAATTGCCTCGTTCGATATTGCACAGATAATAATTGACGGAGGTTTATAATGGGCAAACCTATTCAGATGTCTTTAAATGAAAGAGAGATAGTTAAGTATCAGAAGCTTAACGAGAGTGAGTCAGGCAAATTGTTCGATGGCGTACTCTGTCGTGTTAAGTATCCGATATATTGGTTCGGACAGCTGAATAGGAACAATCGTATGTATGAAGAGCAGATAATGGATAAGCTCGAAGGCGACAAGGACATCAAAGAGGCCATTGAGAAACGTTCGAGCTTCATGCAGGAAGAGCATCCTTTGCTTGATAATAAGACCAGAACAGCCCATATCGCTGGTGTTCTTGTAGGTTTTACGCGTGAGTCAATTGACGGTAAGAAAGCCGGCTTTGCTGTGATGGATGTGCTTGATACTCCGATGGGAAGGATAGTCGACACATTGATTAAGGCTAATTGTGGTATAGGCACATCAACGAGAGCCGATGGTGCTGTTGAAGAATGCATGGATGAAGGAACGCAGAAGAGGTTCCATAAGGTCATCACTGAGAGCTATAAGTTCTTTGCTTTAGACTTCACCGCTGAACCGAGTACGTATGGCTCATATCCGCAAGACGTTCAGAGAAGTGTTGTTGACATAATCAAAGAGAGTGTAGGCAATGGTAAGTTGGATAGAGAGACAGGCCTTAGACTACTTGAAAGCTTGAATGCCCCTGAAGCTACTAGCCTGAATGAGACAATCAAGAGCTGCTGCGGCAAATGCCCCGAAGCTTGCAATAAGATATTGAAAGGCACCTGCGATTGCAGTGAAGAGAAGGAAGAAGATAAATGCAAAGGATGTGGGGCTAAGCTAGACAAAGGTGCATGTTTAAAGTGTGATTACGACAATGAAGGAAAGATGAAAGAGTCCAAAGTGAATGAAGAAGAGAAAAAAGATATAGATGCTAAGTTTTTGTATTCAATCGCTCACAAGCCGGAATACAATAAAGGTACGTGGTGGTATAACCTTACGACAGGAGAGATACAAGTTGGTAAAGACTCTGCAAGTGCACATAATGACGAGGAGTTTAAAGACATAGCACATAAGCCGGGTTGGATAAACGGAAGAGTTTTTAGTTGGAATAACAAAAATATTTTGATAGTCTATTATCCGAAAGATAACGTGACTAGTACGATGCTTTTAGATTTAGACAAAAAATTAGAGAATGAGCTTGGATTAAAGATTGACTATGCTATAAATCAGAAAGGGGAAGACATATCTCACTTGTTGGAATCGCTAATTTCAAGAACAAATATAAAAGTGCGCGAAGATGCAGAGCAGTCTGTGCAAGTTCAAAAAATAGTCAAGGACATAGTGAGTAATTATAAAGAGATTACTGGGCAAGAGATTAAAGACGTGATTAGCAAGTCAGGAAAGTTCACTGACCGTATTGTCGATGCTTGGGAAGACGCAAGAGATTACATCGAGGAGAAATACAATATAACAGATAGTTCGCTATTGGACATAATCGCTAGAGATTTAGACACTGCGTTGACAGCACGCATTAAGAACGAGTCCAAAGTGAACGAAGAGCAAGGGACTATAAGCTTCGATGGCAAAGCTTATAAGTGGATGAATGAATCCAAAGTGAATGAAGAAGACATCGTAAAACCGTCGCTCTCAGCGGGTGAAAAAGTTAAGACTCCGAAAGGTGTCGGTATAGTCGTATTTGTAGGACGATTTGATTCCTATGTAAAAGTTGATGGTAAGCAATATGAGTTTAAGAATAAAGAGTTGATTAAAGAATCCAAAGCAAATGAAGACATCAATATCAAAGTAGGTGACATGGTTGAAGTGCTTGATAGCGGTGCTGTAGCCGCTCCAGCCTCGAAGGTAACGAATACGAAAGAGACCTTGAATGCTAATGGCACAAAGACAGTACTTGTCCAGACCGAGAAGGGTGGAGAGACTTGGTTTGATTCGACAAAGGTTAAGCTGAATAAGTTTAATGAGAGTATTGGAGAGTCTAAGCTTAATGAAGAACGCTATAAAGAAATAGCTAGGGATTTGAATAGTGCGTTGCAAAGGATTGACATGGCTTCAGCGGCCGCACCTCGTCTAAGAGGATTGAGAGATGAGCTTGGAAAAGCTTTTGCTGATATAGAAGGTTATGTGCATAAAGCTTTGAGTAGGTTAGCTGATGCTGAGGAATACGTAGAGGAAAAGAATGAATCTAAGCTTAATGAAGAGGACGAAGACAGAGCCCTTATGAATAAGCTATTCAAAGACGCTCATGCTTACTTTGATAAAATGAAGATACAGCCCGTTGAAGACGACATTATGGATTACGTAATTCAGGGATATGCTGAAGCAAAAGGAACGAATTACGATAAGGCTGCATCGTTCGTCGAAAGGTATTGCTCTTATGAAGATGAGGAAGAATGCGCTGAGAGCTTTAAGAAAGGCGACAAGCTTGAGATGAATGTACATGGCAAGACTGTCAAAGCTGTGGCTCTTGACGACTCTCATAAGATAGGGCAGGTTGAAGTGGTTAAGATAGCCCAGGAAGGGAATAAAGAGCCGGTGACCGTTATGGTTGGTAGGGTTAAGAAGCTTGGAGAGAGTGCATTGAATGAAGCTAAGTTCCTGCTTTGGGATAAGGCCGCAATGAAGGTGTTAACAAAGAAGAACGGAAGCGTTCTTGAATTTAGTTCAACGATGGAAGCTAGAAAGCATGTTGAGGATTTGCTTGGCGAGCTTGAGAGATATGAGATACTCGCTAGAACGAATACCTCTCCAGTACAGAGGGAGGCGGCTATGGTAGGTTCTAGAGAAACAAAATTGACTGAAGAGGAAGGACGCTATAAGAACAATCCCGCAGGAGATAAAGAGTTTGTTAAGAAGACCGGAGGGAGGTTTAGTGAGCCTGACGATAAGAACAATCCCGACACAGTTAAGGGAAATGAGAGCAAAGAGGCTAAAGTGAATGAGGCGGAAAAGAAAGATAGGATTGATGAGTTATGGAAGTTAGTTGATAATTTTTCACATGGGAATCCGTCAAGCTTAGTTGATTTAACTAGATTAAGTGACTTTGTTGAAGTAGCGAGAAAGAAAGGATTTAAAGACAAAGAGATATGCCTTGCATTAACTCACTATTTTAATAGAGATTTACTTAGAGGGGCCCAGCTTGGGTTAGAGTCTTGCCCTGAAGAATCTCGACTTCATGAGGGCTTTAACTTCGACAAAGACCTTGACAAGTTTATGAGCATAATCAAAGGCCTTATCAGTGAAGATGAAGTTAAGTCGTTATCTGAATCCAAGAGCATTAGCGAAGGAGTCTCTGACCTATTAGCTAAACGCAAGCATGCTCAAGCCATTATTGAAGCTGAAAGAGATAAGGCCATAGAGATAGTTACTTTGTATGAAACAATCATCGGGGCTCAAGAGAAAGCGCTTAAAGAGGCCAAAAATGAAGTGAACTATGAAGAGTTGGCAAAAGATTTACAGCCTAAGACCAAAGAGGTATTCGTAAAGTTCATGAACGCTCGTTGGCCTGATAGTGGCCCAAAGTACGATATTGGCTATGCAGAGACTTGGCTAGAAAGATTTAAGCGTGGAGAGGAATGGGAGTTCTCAGATAGCCAAAGTAGAGACGTGTTAAAAGGCTTAGGTGATTACGCTAAGAAAGAAGAGGGAGTAAGAGAATCAGAAAAGAAAGCTCTTATCACTAAGGTGCATGAAGAGCTAAACAAAGTCTTTAGCACTAAGTTAGCTGAACAGAAGGAAAGCTTTGAGAAGCAAACCAAAGCCCTTAATGAATCGCATGCAAATGAAATCTTTCAACGCACTATCGTTGATAGAAAAATAGAGAAGTCTGGGTTGACTTTACCTGAGCCTGTCGTAGCACTACTACGAGAAGCCAAAAGCGAGGAGCAGGTTGATTCAATCATTGGTCGCTATCGTCTGAACTTGAATGAGGCTTTGCTGCACTCCGGCAAGCCACAAGGAATGACAGTAACGGTCAACGAACCAGGCAAACCGACAGACTCGGTTATGCAGGCGTCTCTTGACGAGACAAAGAAAACGTTGAAATTTATGAAATAGGAGTATTATCATGGCTGAAACTTTAGACATTAGAAAGCTAGCCGAAGCGCGTATGGCGGAATTCCAAAACCGCAATAAGGCCGCTAATGCTCGTTGGCAGCCGTATATCTCTTTGGTGGAAACCCACTATAAGAGCGAAGGCCGCGAACTTTTGGAATATCAAAAGGCAAACATTTTTTGTAATTAAAAGGTGTCATAGCAGGGTAACCTGCTAAAGTAAACAGGGTGAATTCAGGGAACGCTAAAAGGAAAGATTGAAATGAAAACGTGCGAGTGTGGTTGTGGTAATCAAGTGAACGTAGGAAGACGCTTTGTCCTAGGGCATTCAAACTTTGTTCTTCGTAGAGGTCGTACTTACGAACAGATTTATGGTAAGGAAAGAGCAGCTACTGTTATAGTTAACTGCTCCGGACACGTTAGTTCTAAGAAAGGTAAGACCTACGAAGAGTTTTATGGAGAAGAAAAAGCGTCTAAGATAAACCAAAAGATAATCACTTCAAGATTTGACCGCTTTCCTACTGAAGAGCGAACGAAGATGGCAAGCGAAAATGCCAAGATAGGTGCTTCTCATATAAAGGGGAAGACTCTTGAGCAGTTTCATGGGGTAGAGAAAGGAAGAAAGCTTAGAAGTGGACGTAGAGATGCAATGATATATCGTTTAGAAAATGGAACTTCATATCTTGGGACGAAAAGAGGCTATGCTTTTGGCGTACGCTTTGATTCGTCTTGGGAAGAGCGTTTATTATTGCAGTTAAACAAGTTCGATTTGGCTGGGCAGGGTTTTAGTATTGAACGCTGCCATTACCGAATTGAGTACTTCTACGGCAAATTGAGGGTTTATTTACCCGATTATCAGCTAAAACAGTTTGGGCACGTTGTGGCAATAATCGAAGTAAAATGCGAGCAAAGGCTATTGACGGTAGAAAAAGAATTAGCCCCGTACAAAATGCGTGCATTAAAGAGATTTTGCCAGGATATGCTTATAACGCCATGCTTGTATACCGAACAGCACTTTCCTAATGCCAATCCTGAGCCAAGCTCCGTGAATGAATTGATTCAGCTTACCCACAAGAGGTTTGCTGAATATGTAGCGGAGAAGGTGCACAGACTAGAGAGTGAGGACAATCAAACCAATAACCTCTCAGTAGCGCAGGAGGTGCCTAATGTATAGTTTATTGCTTGCATTGGCTCTCTTGCTCGAAGCGCCCTGCCCCTTGCATGGCAAGGGTGAAGATATAGTCGGAGCCATTAGAAATAATGGAACTACTCGCGCCCAGGTATGCGACAACTTGTTTGACTTCTATGTCATCGGGAAGATGGGTCAAGGGTTGTCAGAAGCTACTACGTCAGATGCAATCGCGTTTGCACGTCAGATGCTTCCTACGATTCCCGCTCTGCTATCCAGCTTGGTCGCTGACCAGGTAGCCGTTGTTCAGGCCATTGACAGACCGCAGGCACAGATTTACTACATGAACGTGAAAGCTTCGACAGCTCGCGGTTCTATCACGGTTGCTCAGCAGTTAATTGGTGCTACGACTGGCCATGCGACTAATGAGGCTTCTCGGTTGTATGCTTCGGACCAGGTTACTGACGAAACTTTCGCGACAGGTGACGGCTCGACTAAGGATTATGTGGCCGTTATTCTGGCTCATCACCCGGTCATCACAGGTTCGGTTGTTGTGTATTCAACAGCCGTAGGTGGGGCAACTGTTGAAACCTTAACTGATAATGGTGCGGGCGTATTGGTGTCCGACTTGTCAGGCGGTGGCAATGGTACGGTTAACAATTATACGACCGGTTCCGTTACCGTGCATTTCAAGAGCAATGTTGCGAACACTGCGAAAGTGTATGCTACCTATCGTGCTAATGTAGAACTTGACACAACAGCTATTGGCGGTTTGGACTTTGAAGTTACTTCCAGCAACGTCGATGCTATGGTGTTCCCGTTAAGTAATTTTAGCGGCCTACAAGCGAGAGCTTGTTTGAATTAAAAGGGTTAATTGAGGGAAATCTAAAATGTTTAAGAAAACAGACGAATCATTGGCAAAAATGAAAGCAAGCAAGGCAAGGTACTGGAGCAGCCCAGAGAATCGTAATGCGCAGTCTTTGCGTAGGAAAGCTTATTTTGCCAAAGAAGAGAATCGTTTGTTGACAAGTATAGCCACTAAGAAAGGAATGGCAAACCCCGAATTTAAGAAAAAGTTTGCGATTGCAATTACAAAGAGCCACGCTTCACCTGAGTACAGGGCAAGACGTTCGGTTATATCTAAGCAGGTATTTCAGAGGGAAGATGTACAAAAGAAGCACAAGGTAGCGTGTAAGAATCGCAAACGCGAACCTCATACCCAAGAGACAAAAGAGAAACAAAGTATATCAGCTATTAAGACTTGGCAAGATAGCGAAATAAGAGAAAAGAGAATGTTTAGCTGGAGTAAGAGCAGAAAAATGAATAATTGGGAAAAGATAGTCGACGATTTACTCCAAGCTGTGTTGCCTAGTGCGTATAGATATACTGGAAACTTCTCTGAAAGCACTTATGGTTTGTATCCTGATTGGAAATCGAACAAGGGTAATATGCTAATCGAGCTATTTGGTGAGAGATGGCATAAGCCTCAAGATGAACAGGATAGGGCTAATTGCTTTAAACAATTTGGGTATGAGACTTTAGTTATTTGGGGAAGAGAGCTAAAAGACATAGAGACATTAAAGAGCAAAATCCTTTTGTGGCATACTAAACATCATGACAATCCTCAGCCAAGCCCAGTGCAGTCTGGGAAGGTTCAGAGACTAGCGGAGGACGATACATCGTCCTTAATGACCGCAAGCAGGGAGAAAAGCATATGAGAAAGTTAATACTCGCTTTTCTACTCGTAGTGCCCTTTACCCAATTAGCAGTGGGTAGTGATATAGTCCAACCCTCTATGAAAATAGAGGAACAAGTTGTAAAGTTGAATTACACTGTGTTTTCTGCGATTAACTTGCAGAAGATTCATGGAATGGTTTTGGCCGATGAAGGCATGAAGTTCTGCACGCAGGAGATTAAGTTTGCGATTGACCAAATCGTATTAAAGTACGCTTTGGCAGCTGCGCAGAGCTCCGGTGGTGCGAACTCTGGCGTTTCCATTGGTGCTTTTAGCACGGTTATGGATTCTGGTCAAGAATGGCTATGGAGAATCAACGAGTTTAAACGCTACGTCAGTAAGGCGTCTATGGCAATCTTTTCGAAGACCTTACGTGCACAGGGTAACGTTATCGTTGGTGGCGTGAATGTTTGTTCCTTGATTGAGCAGTTGCAGGACTTCAAAGGCGCTGCAGGTCTTGGTACGACACCGCCTTCCGGCCCTCACGTATTTGGTACATTAGGCAACCGTATGGTAATCTGCAATCCGTTCTATGATGCTAGCCAGTATGTGGTTCTGCATCGCGGTAGCAATTACTTGTACGCAGGTTTGGTGTATGCACCTTACGTGCCTCTGTATGCTACAGACCCTGTGACTCTTGCAGACTTGACAACTCAGCGTGGCTTTATGAGTCAGGCAGCTGTTAAGACTGTGAATGCCGGAATGTTTTGTTGGGGCACAATTTCTGGATATTAGACTCAACATGGTTGAGAGAGGGATAAACCCTCTCTCACCCGTTTTTATTTTGAGGAAGTTTTATGAATAAGTGTCCTTGTGGTTGTGGAAGATTAGTCAAGCCGGGAAAAATATACGCTGCTATTGGCTGTAATTCTCGTTTTGACAATCCTAGTAGTACGCCTGAAAGTAAGTTAAAGATTAGTAAGAAGTTAAAGGGTAGAGCATTTAGCGTTGCGTGGAGAAAGAGACTTAGTATAGCCGCAAAGAATAGAGACAAAGCAACTAGAGTATTGTCTTCTGAAGCTTGCAAAAAGATTTCTGAGAGAATGAAAGCTCACCCGAATAGAGCATGCGGTGAAAGAAATGCTATGAAGAGGCCTGGAATGAAAGAGAAATTATCCCGACTATTTCACAGTCAATCTAAAGAGTGGCATGAGGCTCGCTTAAAGAAGTGTTTAGCTGTTATTCAACGTGGCCCCAATAGTTTTGAAATAGATGTAATGCATGCTTTAGAAAAGAGTATGCCCGGGAAGTTTAAGTATGTTGGTAATGGTGAGATAGTTATAAATGGCCGTTCAGCTGACTTTATAGATGAACAGAATAAAGTTATAGTTCTTGCCCATGGTATCTACTGGCATTTGAAAAAGAAAGGTTTGCAGAATACGCTCGAAGAGAAGAAGAGAATAGCTGAAGAAGACGCACGGCCTTTCGTAACTGCTGGTTACGAAGTAAGGGTAGTTTGGGAAGATGAGTTTCGAAAAGGATTGGTGAGACTATGACGGACTCCGAGATAATGCAGTGGTGCCAGACCGAATTTGCTCCATTGACTTTAGCTACACCGCCAGAGTCGATTCAACAATTTATTACGAACTCTCGTAGGTATTGGAATACGCATTCAGCGTACAAAGTTATAAGAATGTACTCGTTTAGTTCTGGAACGGATACGCAAGCACAATGCCAGGTTGATGCTGATATAAAGCAGGTAGTGACTTGCTATCCGTCGGTGCTGAGAGAAGAGCTATTTAGTAATCACCCGATGTGGGTGCTACTTGGATTTATTACTCTGGATAGAAATACGCAAGACCTTATCCAGTTGAGCCATACGTTTGAAGGCTATAGAGTTTATCTTGGTAATGACTTTCGTTGGCACTTTGAAAGAAGCTTAGACAATGGTACAACGCCTGGTTGGTTATATATGCAACAGATGCCGACAGGTGCGTCTAGTGTTGCTGTGGTTGGTACGAAGAGATTAACGGACACGGAAGAAATTAAAGACGATTATATTCTCGATTGGATAATGCAGTATACGAAGGCCCAGGTTAATCTTGCTGAAGGAAATACAATGCGCAAATTGCCTACGACTGGTTTGACTCTCGATGGTGACGCATTGGTTGCAGAAGGAAAAGCATCGATTGACCGACTGCAAGATGTGCTTAAGAAAGAAGGCCATTGGGTACTATTCTCTGAAAGGGCATAGGGTTAGTTGCGGTATATTCGCTAGGAATACCCCGGAATCAAGCGGAAATACGGCTAGAAATCACTAGAAGAGGTAACTCGATACTTTTCTCATAGACAGAGTCGACCCTCGCTAGAGCGGCTTATAGCAAGGATTGCAAAGATGGATGGAATAGCACTTTACCCCAGGTTGAGACAGCTAGATGAGATGAGCATCCCTAAGATGGAAGCAGGGCAGGCTTCTGTTGGAAGGCTGTTCAAAGACTTTGACGGTAAGGTCGGGGGCGTAGCTACCGCTGGCGGGATAAAGCTTAGAGATGAATCGAAAGGTGTTTGGAAGTTCAAAGTTGCTTCTGGTACGCAAGGAAAAAGAGATGTCTATGACCTGATTATTTACTGGAGTGATTTGCCAAAGCAGATAGCCAAGTTTGGTAGAGATAAGAGAGTATGGAAAGATGATGGCACAGGAATAGATTTATCAAAGTTAGCACAAGCGATATTCGATGAGGCTGACATAAAGGTGCAGCACAATTGTCCGGCTTGGCTATATTGGGGCTTTAAGTATATGGCAACAAAGAATAAAATGGCTTATGCTGATTTTGAAAGACGTCCGCCAGATATTCGCAATCCTCAACGCTTAGGTGTTGGTTGCAAGCATTTTCAGTTGTGGTTAGAAAGAATTCCGTTCTATACTGGAACGCTCGCAGGACATATAGGACGTTATTATCGTAGAGAAGTTCAACAGGCTGAAAGGGGCATATTAAAACAGAAGGTGGAAAATGGATGATTTATATAACAGGCTGAAAGAAGAAACAACGAGTGGTTCGATAGCCTATGCGAGAGGCGAGATGAAGCAAGCTAATACAGCTGCTAAAGAGTTTGCGAAAGACCATAGCGGCGAAATGAATAAAGAGACTGAAGAGCAGATTAAGAAAAAGAAAGCATTGCAAGAAGCTGTTGATAATGACGTGCTTACTTCAAAGAAAGGAATAATTGATGCGCTAAAGAAAGTCATATCGGAACAGCCATTACCGTCTGCGAGAGAGATGGTAGATAATTTTAGATGCTCTGATTTAACGCCAAAGAATACTTTGATAAGAGTGCTACACGCTGATGAAGATTTAAGCAGACTTGAAAAGCTATTGCCTAATGACCTTGGTGCTTTAGAGATAATGGAAGGAGCTATAACGGATAGAACGCCTTTAAGTAAGTTTGCAACGTTTAGACCGTTTTTGTATTTGTATGGAGCACGATTGGTAACAGCTCCGTACGGTCGCTATGGCGGAAAGATAGTTTATATCGGAGCGATTGGTTTAGGGTATGTAGGGAAAGAGCTTTTATATGTTGAAGATTTAGGATTAGTTGAAGCAATACAGAAGAATATTTCTGATGTAAAATCGATAAGTAGGAATGTATATCCAAGAGGGTCGATGTTTAAGCCTGGTGTAATCAAGATGATAAAAGAACTTAGCATGAAGGAGTAATATGGATTTAAAAGAATTGAATGAAGCGAGAGATTTATATTCGTATAAATTGCTGTTGAATATGCTTGGTGAGTTTACTGAGAGAAATCCTGGAACAGCTGTAAGCAAAATGTATAAGCAAGTATTGGCAGGCGGGATTAGCTGTATGCCGAAGGATAAACAGGCTTTAGTGATAATTCAGTACGTTCTTAGCGAGTTAGGAACTCCGAAGGCTTTGAATGATTTGATGAATACGAACTTCTCTGAATTGCCAATAACGAATAGGCCTTTGTATGCTACTAAAGATAAAAAGAATATCGTGGCATTTTGGTGCAAAGGTGGTAAGCTTTATAGTCGTGTGATAGACCTTCTTAGCTTTGAAGGTAAGACAGGTAAGTGGTCTGACGAAAAATGTGGAAATGTGACTCTGACTGAAAAGGAGTAAATATATGGCTGAGTTTAGAATTAAAGATAACTTTTTAGTTGGCATGCTTGAGAAAGCACGTCAGGCTGACTTTAGTGGCATAGTCTATGGCCACAAAGTTAATGAAGAGACGAAAAAGACCTTTGGTTATAGACCTTATAAAGGTGGAGCAGGGCCATCAGAAGAGCAGGTTAGAAAGAGGAATGAAGCTTTGCTAAAGGCTCTCCAAGCTAAAGGTATTAAGGCAAGTTTAAAAATGATTGATATAGGAGCTGATGAAGAGATTCAAACTGTTGAGGCGAATGGACGACAGGCCGGGTTTGATAGGTGGGGTTATAACAGTGATGACAGCGACACTTTAGACCAAGCTAGCTTTGAAGAGGCTTTAGCTTACTTAATGGGAAAAAATGAGTCGAAGGTTAATGAAGAAACCATAGACGAGTTAGCAGACCTTGGCGGAATAGCTGAGGCTCTTGCGAAAGAAAACGATATGTCAGCTGAGAAAATCAAAGAGGGTGCACAGGTCGAGTTTAAAGAGCACAAAGAGTCGATTGGCGGTGACATCAAGATAGCGGCTAAGATAGCTATTGACCATATGAAGGAAGACCCTGAGTACTACGCTAAGCTTGCTAAGATGGAAGCTGGTAAGAACGCGGAAGGGTCTGCAACGCCTTCAGTGGTAGAGAGCAAAGCGCATGAAAGCATTAAAAAGATTTCAGTAGAAGAAGTTAAGAAGCTATTTAAAAAGGTAGATGCTAAGTATGCCGAGCTTTTAGCGAATACTTGTGGTTCAAAAGAAGAGATTATTGAAAAAGGCAAAAGTGCCGGTTTAGAAATAAGTGAATCTAAAGTAAATGAAGACCGTGATAAAGAGTTTATTGCCATATATCAAGAGTTACTTGCTAAAGGGTTAGACAAAAATGCAGCATTTGGTATGGCAGTGTTACGAATAGCAAAGAAGTATAACATCACAGAATTTTCTAAAGATGAGCCTAAAAAGATGACCGAATCAAAGAATGAACCAGATTACGCTAAGCAAAATGGCAATTACATCTACGTTCTATCAACTGATGAAGATTCTCATGAGAACGTGTGGAAGCGCAATAGAAATTCCTTTAAGAAAGATGGCAAGTGGGTAGCAGGCACCGTTGTCGAGATAGCTAACGACCGTGGACGAGTAGTATACATTTTGCGGGCTGACGGTTCGCTCCGGAAAGCTCACTACGTCGAGAAAGACAAGAATTTTCCAATTGATGAACCCAGCAATGAGAGCAAAGAAAACGACATGTTATCAAGTGGCTTTTCCGTAGGACAGAAAGTTAAGACGCCAAAAGGTGTGGGTGTTGTTACTAAGCCTACATTTGATGGCTATAATAAGGACGTAGTTTCGGTTAATTTACCTGACGGTAATACTCGCTTTGATGTTAAGGATGTTGAGATTATTGAATCCGCAGTGAATGAAGCCTTCGACATCAAAGTAGGTGATGGTGAATGTGCTATAAATGAGATGACAGGAGAACAGTGGGATGGAGAGGTAGAAAAAATAAATAAACTGCCCAAAGAGCAACAAGAGAACGCATGGGAAGATTTGTATAAGCGCTTGTATCAAAGCACTAAAGCCGCAATGGAGAAGAAGGGGTTAGACCCAAAGACGGCAAGACCTAAAGAAAAGAACGAATCAGAAGTGAATGAAGAAGCGATGGTTTTTAATCCGTACGAGAGAAAGGACTCTGTTCAAGCTCTCGCGGCTATACGTAGTGAGGCTGAAATACCGAATAATGTTAGACCTACATTATCGAAGCATCTTACGTTCTCAGAAGGAGCGCATAATAAGTATCATTATTTCGCGTTGTTTAATGTTGGTGATGGACATTGGATAGCTGCAAATGCTTATGCTCGCATAGGCTATACTCCACAGGTGGATGTGTTCTATTCTGGAAATGATGAGAATGTAGCAAAAGAGGCTTATCAGAAGAAGCTCGAAGGTAAGTTAAGCAAGGGCTATGAGGTCGATGAGTCAACGCTTAATGAAAAAATAGTGAAGGCAGGCAGCAAGTGGCAGGTTCAATCGCACAAAGGAAAGAACCTTGGCACTTTCGATACGAAGGAAGAAGCTAAGAAAAGATTAGGGCAGGTAGAGTTCTTTAAGCATAAGAATGAATCCAAAGTGAACGAAGCTTCGGCACATATCTTTAAGATTGGTGAGAAAGTAGTAATGCAGAGTGGGTCTCCTATTAGCGCAAGATTTAGAGGAATAGGCGAAGTTATAAAGGTCACTCCGTTGCCTAATGTTTCGGGTGGGTATGAGATAGAAGTAAAGGATAGGAATGGAGAGATTATAAAGACGCATGATAACTTTATTAAGTTGTCATCTATGAATGAAGATGTAGCACCGACAGGTCAGAATCCGAATAAGTATCAGTCCATTGCTCGTGGTATTGCTGATGAGAACGAAGCTAAGAAAATCGCTATGGAAAAGAAAGGAACTGTTCAGAAGGACGACCAAGACAAAGAAGGCAAGCGCTTTATGGTTGTGGTGAAAGAGAGTACGAATGAAGAAGAAAAGAAACCGGTAATAGCTTTATTCCCTAAAGCTATTGATTTTCGTTATATTCAAGGCAAGGCTAGCTATAAGCAAGGAACTGAAGAGTATAGACTGTTAGATGGTATGAACGAAGAGCTTTGGGATAAGTACCTTAATGTAATGGCAGGCAGCGGAACAACCGTTGAGTACGATAGCGTTAACGATGTATTCAATGTTGAGAATATGACAGGAGTTGGTGAGTCTAAGATAAACGAAGTTAGCTTTCCGCTATGGGCAATTATAGATAGGAATGCTGAGCATGGACAGGAGTACCTTAAAGACAAAGATGGTCAGCTCTTGACTTTTTATTCGAAGGCAGAAGCTCGCAAGCATATTGTTGATGTACTTGGTCCTGAAAAAGGTCGCTATCAGATTATGCCGATGAGTGATGCAGCTAGCCAAGTGGAAGCAAGACCGGTAGGCGAATCTAAAGTAAATGAAGAGAAGCATGAGGAAGTAAAGGTATTCGAGCTTCCTAAATGTGATTTTTGCGCTCAAGATGGTAAAGACAAAGAAGCCATGTACGATGGAAAGACGAACATTGGTCCTTGGGCTAATATGTGTAAAGAGCACTTTCAGCAGTATGGCACAGGTTTGGGGTTAGGAAAAGGCCAGAAGCTTATTAAAGATGCAACTGCAAAGAATGAGGGTGTTCTTGATAAGCATTATGGGTCACGTGATGAGAAAGATTTAATACAAGCCAAGGCTAGACTAAAGAGCTTGGAAGGAACACATGAGTTCGCTTCTGAGAAAGAGCACCTTAGAAAGGTAATCGGAGAGCTAGAGCAGAAGACCAAGCTAGCTGGCCCAAGTGTGCATAGGTCAACTGGTCCTATGGTTGAAAAGTTTCTTTTAGCTGGAAGCCTTATTGATAAGCTAAAAGTGGAAGGTATAAATGAACAGGAAGAAAAGTTCCTACAAGAGTTTGAAGCAGAATTCAGCCACTTGACTGAAGATGCTAAGAAGGCTTTAGAACTTTCAGCCACTAAGTTGAAAGAGGAAGCAGCTAAAATGGTTAGCGCGCCTTATGCGGTAGGTAATGTTAAGAAAGGTGATTCGGTTAGGATTGAAAACGTTGACAGCCAGTCAGGACATTTGTCCTTTGATGTAGTAGAATCAGCGACTGGGAAAGTGGTTGGAAGATTATCGTTTGATAGCTCGGCAGAGGCGAAGGAGGCCGGCTGGCAAGTTTAAAGGGGTTGTATGAGTGACTTATATAATAAACTAAGGCAGAGAACTTTAAATGAGCATGATGAAGATTACCATGCATCGGTTAAAGTCTATCTGCACAAAGATGGGGCATTGCTAGAGGATGCAGGAGATGTTGGTATTTATTTTGATATAGATATCAACTACACGAGCTCCGGCATTCGCGGAATAGTGCCCATTATTGGTAGAATAGACGGAATTAGCTATACTGAAGTTGGGGAAGGTGAACAGAAGACTTCGAAAGTGCTTACTGTAAGAAGAGACTTAGTTGAGATTGAGTGGGTGGAAGCTGGTGGCTATTTCCCGATGGAATTGGAAGTAACGCTTAATCCGGATGACACGGTTAAAAGTGCAATGCTACAGTTTGGCTATTTAAAGCCTGTATAAAGAAGGAGAGAACCATGTCAGAAGAAGTTAAGAATGCTGAGCAGGAAATAAAAGATACAGTTGGAACTGTGGCAGTACCTGGAGTAAAGGATACGTTCGACCAGCAGAAGATATCCCAGGAGGATTACGTAAGAGCGTTAGCGCATTCGACAATTACGTTCTTGAATTTGATAAATACCGCTTTGGTTAAAATGAACTATTCAAGAAAGCAAAGGAAGCAGGCCTTTCGCGACTTTATGGATAGGGGCTTGTTAGATGGCAATATCAATGTTGAGCTACAGAAGCTAATTGAGTTAACGACGAAGATAAATTGGGAGGTTATAGATGAGTGATACTAAAGAGAATGGTTCAAAACCTAATATGCTTTTTGAGGTATTAAGATTGCTTACTCCGGCTGGCGTGACGATATCGATATTTTTGATGTCGTTACTTATCAATAAGGTTGATAAGCTGGATGACAAGGTTTTTAAGCATTTGACTAATGATGAGATACATGTTTCAAGAATGCAAGTTATATCGAAAGCAGAGTTTGATATGCAGAGCCAATTTAAGGATAAAGAGATGCGAGATTTTAGAGAGTTAGTAGCTGGCTTGCGTCAAGACATAAAGGATTTAAAGAAATGAGCAGATTAGTTCCTGATAGAGTTATTGATGCAGTTAAGAACTTCAATGATATAGCTGTCGACATAGCTGGGATTGACTGCACTTTGTATATTCCAAGCAATCTCGCTAATGTAGATATGAATACGGCCTATGTGCCAACGCTAACCTTTACCGAATATCTTGAGCAGAAAGTATGGATTGAATGGAAGCCGACAATAAAGAGATTAAGAAAGCTTGGCTGGTTTTCAGAGGATGAGTTGCCAATAATCGCTTGGTTTAAGCATGACCCAATGGTTGTGATAAAGAGCTATATTAAAGTGCCTTATAAGTACGTTTTGGATACACGAGTAGCGCCATCAACGACTGACACAACGATAACTGAATTGGAAGTGATAGAGCTTCTTGGTGGTGTAGCGCATGATGCGGAATTAACACGGTGTGTTAAATTGGCTTCTCGGAGGGTGTGATGGATACGCCTTATTATACAAAGGTTAAGAAGATAACGAATACATCTAGTGCGCAGGTAGCCATTGAATTGGAATCTGGCGAGTCGATATACTTGCTTCCGAGAATGTTTATTGAGGATGTAAGCATCCCGACAATGTACCTAAGGAAGATAGCTAAGTATGTAAAGATAGAGTATAGCCTTAATGAAGTAATGCACAACGAAGCACCGAAGCGTTCAAGGAGATTCGATGGATGAGCTAAGACCCTCTACACTTGATGAGGTTATAGCTACACGTGCAATGACTATAGCTCAGAGATGCTCTGAGATATATCCTTTTGCTCAAAAGACCGGTTGGGGGCCTGAGAGCCACTTTGAACAGATTTTTTACGAGTATAGACGTATATTTCTTGAGAGCTGGACCGATAGAAACATTGAAGCTTTGAAGAAGGCGACTTGGCATAAGTTTATGCATATGTTGCAGGCTAATGCGCGTCATAGAAGGTTTGGTAATGGCTAGTTTTTTACCAAGTATAGATGCTGGGATAAGAGCACTTGCATATAGCAAGTTTGGTACGTTACTTAGTTTAACGAGTATGGCTAATGATACCGCCCTTTTTCCGAGAAAAATAGCTATGAGAATGATAGCTGAAACTAAGGGTAGAACGGTGGCATCATTTATAAGTGTGTGGCGAGAAAGGACAAGCTTTTCGTGGCAGAGGAATAGAACACCTGTGTCAAGAATAGGACTAAATACTTTGTTGGCAGATAGCTCAAAGACTTTGATTACGAATATAAAAGCTGTTCCTGTTGATTTAGAATATTCCCTTTGGTTTATTTCGAAGAGTTTACCAGCTTTGCAGGATGTTGTGGATATGTATTTATTTTGGGCACAGACAGACCCCAGTTTAAAATTGACATTTAACAGCCAGTATCCTCTTGAGTATAAGCTTCACTTCGGTGATATAGTCGATGAGTCTACGGTGATGGAACAGTTTGAACAGGGTTTATACTATGTTTATCGAATGCCCCTAAAGGTTGATGGCTGGATATTTGATTTGGACGAAGCTAAGACAATCAAGACAATTTATCTGGATGTGTATGATGAAGAAGGTACAGACAATATTTTATTGTTTGAAAGAGTAATTACGGAGTAGCATAATGTTTGAAGAAGTTCTCAAAGATGCAAAGAAAGTGACAGAAGGTGACTTGAGTAAATTGTATGAAGGCAATTCCGGGATTTATGCGTCTACGGATATACGCCCTCAGCCCAGTGATGTTACGATTGCTGCGTGGTTGTATAGAATTTCACAGTGGGGGCCATTAACGATAACGCATTATAATCCTGAGAGCAAAATTAAAAGAGTAATAACGCAAGATGAGTTTATACAGAAAGTAAGCGACCCTGAGTTAAATAAGTTATTTGGAACGTGGGATGGGGACAGATTGGATATAGATAAAGCGGTGTGGTTTAGAGATTACGTTGGATTGGATGGAAAAAAGTATCAGGAAAAGTTTACCATTGAAGTGGATTTAAGTGCCATTGAGGGGTTTAAGGAAAAGGATAATTGGCTATTAAAAACAGCTAAAAAGTTTTTAGGGTTAAAGTAGAGGAGGTAGTATATGGGCTTTTATGTGGCTCCGGGAGTATATTCGATTGAAAGAGACTTAAGTCAGATAGTTCCTAATCTGTTAACAAGCAGTGCCGGTATTGTTGGGTATTCTGTTAAGGGCGATGTCGATGAGATTAAGCTCATGACAAACTCTCAGCAGTTTATTCAAGAATACGGCGAGCCTGTTACCGGTTACTACTTCCATTATAGCGCTTTGGCTTATTTGGAAAAGGGTAATGTGCTATATTGCAAACGTGTAGTGAATGGGGCTAAGTATGGTGGTGTGAAGATTCGTCCAAGTACAGAAGTAAGCAATGCTGCTTTTAGTGTTGGAACATCGGCAAAGACCTACTTCAGTGTGAGCGGTGAGGAAATACTTTTTGAAGTCTTTGGTAAAGACCCGGGAGTATGGAATGCTGATGTTGGTGTTAGGATTGAAAATATTGATGATACTGAGTATAGTTTCGATTTAGTGGTTTATTGCAAAGATGATGACGCAGTATACCAGAAGATGGAAACTTGGACAGTATCAAGAAAGCATAAGAATGACGGCTATGGCAATCAGATGTATCTTGAAGAGAAGATTAACGGGTTTAGTTCTTACATTGCAGTAGCAAACAATACTGGTAAAGCTGACACTGTTTTGCCAAAGGCGCAGGTTACTACGTTAGCGTTTACTTATGGTAGTGATGGTTCCGCAGTTTCAAGTAGCCATGTTAATACTGGTTGGAACTTGTTCGCAAATCCGGATGACATTGACGTAAGAATACTTATTAACGGTGGTTATACGGATGTAGCAGTGCAGACAAAGATGAAGACTATAGTCGAAGACAGAAAAGATTGTATAGCTGTCTTGGATATACCTTCGAGCAGTTTGGCTACTCCTGCAGACATGATTACCTGGAGAAATGCGACACAGAATTTCAATTCAAGTTATACTGCGTTGTATGGTGGTTGGCTAAAAATAAATGACGATTACAATGGCGGTATAATTGTGCAAGTTCCGACGTCAGGTTACATGGCCGCACAGATGGCTTACAATGACTACATTGGAGAGCCTTGGACGGCACCCGCAGGTACGACAAGAGGCATGCTTAATGTTATTGGCGTAACGAATAAGCTTGAACAAGGTGACTTAGAGACAATGTATGTTGCTGGAATAAACCCAATAAGGTTTGTACGTGGAAGAGGCATAATGATTTGGGGTCAAAAGACACAGCAAACTAAAGCATCAGCATTGGACAGACTAAATGTTCGTAGGTCGTTAATCGTCATGGAGAAGGCTATATCAATAGCTCTTTATGATTTCGTGTTTGAGAACAATAGCGTAACGACTCGCTTTAGAATAAGCGCAATGGTTGAGGATTACTTTGATGCTTTATCGGCACGTGGAGCATTTCAGACTACCGGCGACGACAAGGGGTATAGAATAGTTTGCGACGAGACAAATAATACCCCGGCAATCATTGGCCGAAATGAGCTTCATGTAGACGTGTTTGTGAAGCCGATAAGGACGGCAGAGTTTATCCAGTTGCAGACTATTGTTACAGCTACGTCGATTTCTTTCGATGAGCTGATAGCCAAAGGTTCATTGATTTAATAGGATAAGTGGTGCTAAACCCCTAAGAATCAAGCGGAAATAGGTTGCGCTAACGGTTTGAAGGGGTTTAGCCTATCTTTCCTTATAGCAGGAGTCGCTAGCGCTATACGCGTTTTAAGCAAGGAAATACGAGGAGGGAATTATGGCTGAAATGGGCGTAAATAGTTTAAAAGCCGAGTTAACAAATCCGGCTCGTTTGTACATGTGGACGGTGCAGATACCGGGCATCGTCGGCGGTGGAGATGAGAACTCCATGATGCTTAGATGCCAAGCATCGTCAATCCCAGGTTTTGGCTTTGGTGAGATAAAGGTGCCTTACAAGCAGACTGCTGGTTTCAAAGTGCCTGGCAAAGAAACGTTTCCGCAAACTTGGACGACTACGTTTATCGAAGGTGAGGACAGAAAGGTATTTGACGCTCTTTGGGGTTGGAAGAAACAGATTGTCAATCCTACTAGTGGCGTAGGTGCTGACGGTTCGTCAATAAAAGCGAATATCTATTTGACATTGGAAACGACGCAGGGAACGATTTATAACAAGCTGAAGCTTTCTGGAGCATGGGTTCAGGCTGTCCCTGACACGGCATTGAACTTTACTGAAGATGGCGCAATATATTACTCGGTTACATTTGCGTATGACAGCATCGAATCAATGAACTAATATGTCACAGCTTTCGAATGTGCTTAATCAGGCGGTATCTGGAATAGGCTTAGATACAAATAAGCTTGTAGGCGCCCTCATGGGTTCTGGAGGTGCAAATCCTATAAAGTGGAATGTTGGTTTCCAACGTAACTATATGTGGGATGTGCTATTACCTGACCTTGGGGGCGGCCTTGGCTTAAGTATTCTTGGCATACAGTTACCGAAAGGTTTTTCAGCTCCGGTTGGTGTTTTGGTATCACGTTATTGTCAAGAGGTTAAGTTTGGTCAGTATGGAGTGACAGAATTAGTAGAGATGAAGAAGGGTGGAAAGTTAGAGAAGTTTGCGGGCTTAAGAAATATCGACAAAATCACGCTTACATTTTTGAAGCCGGTGCCTGATGTGGTATCGTATTACTTTTATCGTTGGCGTCAATTAGTTTGTAACGATAAAGGTTATTACGGAGTAAAATCCGCATACGCAAAGACAATGCGAATGATATTGTACGATGTTACTGGCATACCGACGGCATGGTTTAAGGCAGTAAATACGTTTCCTTTAAGTGCACCGGTATATTCAATGGACTACACGAATGAAAAGTTATTAACGCTATCTATGGAGTTTAGCGTAGATGATGTTGAAGGTTGGTAAAAAGAAAGAAGGGGGAAGGTATGGAGAAGACTTTAATAAGTTTGCCGTCGAAGAGACTACCTTATGGTGAGAAGGTTACTGATGTATCCTTAAGCCCTTTTAGTGGCAGAGAGGAAATGCTAATTGCTGAGATAACGAATGATAACTTTTATAAGAAGTTTGTTACTGTGTTTAAGAACGTTCTTACCGGCATTGACCCGATAGACCTAACAGTCGGTGATATGCTTTACCTGCTAATATGGGAAGCAATCAATTCGTTTTCAAAAGAGTACAAAGTAACGTACACCTGCTCAACTTGCCTCGCAACAAATGAAGCTATAATAGACTTGAGTAAGTTTGAAAAGATAGAGCTACCGGACTCTTATAAAGAGCCTTATGCTGTAACGCTATCTGACGGCAAGGTATTGAATTTACGCCTTCAGCGGGTTAGTGATGAGATAAAGATAGTTGACTATGAGAAGAATCAGCAGAACTCTTGGATGTTTAGATATGCTTTAACGATAGTCGATGGTGAGAAAAAGACCATGGATATAGTTGAGAAGATGGAATATTTAAAGAGTTTATCAACGAAAGATACGTCAATGATAAGAGCATTTCAAGAAGAGTTTAAACATGGGTTAGATATGAGACAGAACTGTACATGTAAAAATTGCGATGCTCTGGAGCTGGTCGCTTGCCCCTTTCAACTTGATATGGTTTTTCCGTTTGGTTCCGGACTTAAAAAGTATTTTAGAGCGTAACTTTGTTCTTGCTTATTATGGGCACTTGTCGAGAGCAGAAGTGATGGAGATGGACTTAAAGGAAATTGACTGGTGGCATGGAAGAACAATCGAAGAACTAAAGAAACAGCAGACTAAGGAAGAAAAGTAATGGCATATAAGTGGAAGAAAGAATACGAGGAAAAAGGATTTGCAGTCTTCGATAAGCAGACTGCCTATTTGCTTGATGTTGTTGAGCAAAAGTATGGTAAGGACTATTATGCTTTTCTTGACAAGCTAAGATTCGAGTATATTGATTTAAAGCATCTACCTGAAGTTGGAAAGGTAGCAACTGAATTGGCCTCTCAGATTAGTTCAATATCAAGGATGATTGGGGTGTTAAGAGGGAAGGGCGGTGAGTTTGCTAAGCCTGAACAGATAGATGCGCTATTTGACTTAATGAAAAATGCAGATGATAATTTTTCCTATCTTTTAGATAAGGCAGAATCGACAGCTGCATTTAAAGAACGACTTTCCAAGGTTGAGAAAGAGACAGGCATGAGCTTGGAAAATATTGTTAAGACGAATAAGATAGTAAAGAGCAGAATGGAGAACCTTAGTAAGTCTAAAACGTTTGCTGGAAAGGTTGTTAGTGGTATTGGCGCTGGAGCTGCTGGAATAGGAGGCTTAGCTGTTGGAATGCTTGGAATGATAGCCCCTCTTGCTCCGATAGCTGAATTGGCTTTATTGTCTGGAAGAGGCATAGGGAAGATGGTAAGAAGAGCGAAGGAAGCACGAATAGCCAAGAAGGAGCATGCTCTTGCAGAAGGTTTAACATTGAAGGAAAGCTTTAGTCCTGAAAGTGTGGCAAAGACTTATGAAGGATTGAAGTCAAATCCACCATATTTGCGAGATACTTATGGTGGTTATGGTAGGACAAAATATGGCTATGATGATTACACAAAGGCAACTGGTGCAGGAAGAAGAGAAGCTGCTGGAGGAATGGGACCGGAAGGAAGAACAGCTGGAGATGTGGCTGTTAGCTCTGGTGCTTTAAGCGATGGCTTAACAATGTTTTTTATGAAGCCTGCATATAAAGCTGGATGGACAAGAGATGTATTGAATGCTTTGAATAAGATGTCTGGAAAAGCTACTGGAGAAGCTGGTGCTGGTAGTGGTGTTGGCGGTACAGCTGCCGAGGTTGGTGTAGGGACTGCATTAGGTAGAGGTGCAGCAGTAATAGCTCCTTGGATACTTCCGGTAGCAATCCCTGCTGGAATAGTGACTCTTTTGGGTGGCTTGTTTAAGAAGATAACTGACGATAGAACTCTTTGGGGGGTACTTGCGGATGCCTTTAAAACGATATCGGGAATGGCCACTCCCGAAGAAGAGAAAAGAAGCCAGAAGAATTTAGGAAGAATGGGAGTAACCTTTGCTCGTGGCATAGAGAAATCGTCTGAGATAATGAGTAAGAGCATTTACTCAGCATTTGGTCTTGGTAGCAAGCCTTTAGCAACTGCTAAGGCTTTGGCAAAAGAGAACGCTGGATATGCTAGATTAGCAACTGCAACTCCTATGCCACAGATAGATAAAGGATACGCTAGTTTTGAAGCACGTTTAGCTTATTCTGGGGTTGGAAAGTTTAATGAGTTTAGACAAGATATGAAGGATTTTAATACTAGTTTGATTGCACAGTATAAAATTGAAAGTGAAAAGACTAGAGGAGCATTGAACAAGTTTACTACGGCTATGGGAGAGCAAAAAAGTGCTGGGAAAGCTTCAACTGGTAGGTCAGTACAGAGAGAGATGTTTAATATTGGTGACCCATTAGTTGAAATGCTTAATGCGTCCAGCTTAGAATCGGAGTAATATGGACTTAGTAGGAAGTTTGACAGCAGGTGCGGAACAGCTAGGAAAGAGTATTACTACGAATGTGACTAACTTTACCAAAGAAGCCACACAGAATTTGCTTGGTAATCCTACCTATGGTGGAAAAAATAAGTATGGCTATATTACATCGTCGTTTGGAAATACTCCGGCTCAGTATCAGGTACTGATACATAGTTCATTGAGAACGCATGCTGATAGGTCCGAGACTCTTGTTAAGGCTTTGATGCAGAATAATTTTGAGATGCGCGTCGAAGGCGACTGGGTTGCGATGCCTCAGATAACAGATGCACTTGGAGGATTAGGAACATTTATACAGAAGTGGGGTGAGCAAACAGCTCAAACTTTTGGTTTTAGTACTAAGACGCTTTTTAATTCTCGTAGAATGTGGAATGGTTCCTCACCTATTGAGATACCTTTAACGTTAAAGTTTGAGGCAATAAGAGACCCGTATAACGAAGTTTATATGGCATGCAAGGCATTACAGAAAATGGCATTGCCTGGAATACTATCAAAGACAGCATCTGCTGGAATTGGATTGATTCCACCTGGACCAAGTCCTGTATATGGTAATTCGACATCACAGGGTGATAAGATACGTATAATGATAGGAAGATTTTTGGTGTTCAATTTGGTGATAATAAAAAGTGTAAATGTTGAATTCTCTGCAAGAATGACTGAACAGGGTTTACCATTAGGTGCAAAGGTGGATTTAATGTTTCAGACGTATGAGATTCAGACAAAGACATCTTTGAATAAGATTTATAGTGGCAGTAATGTGGTTAGCTCAAAAACCTTTTTTTAATTATGGATAGAACAAAGTTTTGTGAGAAAGTTGAAGTAGATGATATTGGTGAGTTAGATTATTTAAGAAATAACTTGTCAAGGTTTACAATGCAGTATCCGCCCGACAAGTATATTGTTAGTGAGACTGACTTGTTGCGTCCGGATATGATAAGCTATAAGGCTTATGGGGATGTTGGTTTTTGGTGGATTATAATGTATGTAAATGATATCGATTGCATTTACATTGATTTGGTTGAAGGAATGACTCTTGATATTCCTAGTTTAATTGACTTGTATAATTTCCATAAGCAATATGCCTTGAGGTAGTATGTTTACGTTGCAAGATAATTATAGAATAAAGTTAATGTTCGGACAGACTGAGATACCGATAACGCCTCAGCATATTGATGAATTAACGATAGTGCAGGACATGGAAAAGTTTTTGCCGTCATTTCGTTTAAGAATACAGGACTCAGATGGAATATTGACGCATATTGCTCCTTTTGATATAAGTTTAAGTAAGATATCGATAAGTATATTGGAAGATAGCGTTGATAATAAAAGCAGCAGTTTTGACTTTACGGTGTTTAGAAGGTTTCCTGAAAGTGACGCTACATTGCAAAGTAGTCTTGATATCGTTGGATTGTTGGACGTACAGGGAATGTTTTCGCCGGATTACTGTAGAAGTTGGAATAAGTCTATTGGAACGGTGCTAAGAGATATAGCTGTTGATGAGCTAAAATGTAATAAGGTTGAAATTAGCCCTTCATTGAATATTGCACAGATATTGGTACAGCCTCGTTGGTCAAATATACAGTTTTTAAAGTATCATAAAGGAAACTTGTTAGGTAGGACTGATGAGCATAATTTTAAATGCTTTATTAAGGTGGAAGGAAATAATAAGACCTTTGTTTTTAAGAGCATTGACGAACTAATAAAAGAGAGACAGACTTATACTTTTCAAGCATCAGGAGAAGTTAAGGATGACGTGTATCCTATGTTTAGTTATAAAATAATTGATAACTATCGTATATTTGAATCGTTTGGTGGAAAGACTCAAAGTTATTCGTATTTTGATTACACCAATTCGGAATTTGTTCACAAAGAGGAGCAAGCATCAAATTATTTGTCATTGGCTGATTACTTCTTATTCGATGGTTCTGATTCAAGCAATAGCAATGAGATGACCGATACTGGTAGGTCTAGTGAGTTTACGAAAGATTTCGCTGGAAGAATAAAGACGAAGTATTCGCATAGATTGAATTCGGCTGTTAAGATGTGGGTGTCAACTGTTGGTTTAAAAGGTCTTGTTCCTGGCATGGTTGTACTATTGGTATTTCCACAGAGCACAGATTATGGTGGCGTAAGAATGCACCAGTATTCTGGATTTTGGCTGGTAGAAAGAGTATCGCATTCGATAGGTAGCATGTTTGCAACAGCAATGCTTTTAACTCGTAATGGTTTGGATACTGAAAAAAACACGACTTTGGTAAAAGCTACAAGGAAGAAGACTGTATGAGTGGTGACATCTTAAAAAAGTTTAGTGAGAAGTATTATGGTAATTATCGAATGAAGGTATTGGATAATAATGACCCTTCTAAGCTTGGAAGAGTTAAGGCTTGGATATATCCGATGTTGGTAGATGATAAGTTAAAAGCAAGTGAGTTACCGTGGGTAGTTCCCGCAATGCCGCTATTCGATGGTGCGGGTACAGGTATTGGTTCTTTTATTGTACCGAGAGTAGGAACAATGTTGTGGGGATTTTTTGAGGCGGGAGACATATACCAGCCTGTATACTTTGCGGAAGCTACTGATGGGGTAAAAGGGCTACCGACGAATCATACGTTAGCTTATCCTGATATTAAGGCATGGCAGACAAAGAACGGTTTTAAGGTTACTTTGGTTGATGGGCCCGCAGTTGCGAATGTTTATTTGAAGATAGTGCATCCGAAAGGACATACGATAACGATTGATAACAATGTGGTATCAATTGCCGCTATTGGAAACTTGGAGACTACTTCGACTGTTGATACAACTATTGAACCTGATGGCAATTTTACTGTTACGGTTGGAGGAAATGCGAGCATATCGGCTACCGGTAATGTTACAATAGAGGGTGCTACAGTTAGCATAAATCCGTAATGGGTAAAGATATAGCGCTAGTTGGAGATACGTCTACGCACGGAGGAGCGATTACTGTTTCAGGACAGGATGGAACTTTTGATGTTGGGGGAATAGCTGTAGCAGTTAGCGGTGCAAAGTTAGCTTGTCCTATGCATGGTGTTCAAACGATAACAGCTGTAACGACTAAAAGCTTTCAGAATGGTAAGTTGATTGTTACCGCTGGTGCAACAGCTGGATGTGGAGCAACAATAACCCCGCCGTCAAGAGGGGTGCAGGTGGAATAGTATGGCGAGTATAGAAGATAGACCTGGAATTAAGAGTCATAGAGATAGTAGCGCTTGTTGCATGTGCGAAGCAAAGAGAGGTAATTATATTGGGTCTAATAATCCTATGTTTGGAAGAAAGCCCTGGAATGCGGGATTAACAAAAGATACAAGTGCCATGCTTGCCAAGATAGGAAGAAAGAATGCTATACATCTTGCTGGAAGACAGAAAGTTACCAGAGAGATTAGGAGCTGTGAGTGTGGATGCGGAAAAGAGTTTGAATGCAAGGCAAATAGTGCCCAAAAGTACTTATTTAGGCACAGTGGCAGAAAGGGGCTACCGAAGAAGAGAATAAAGCCTATGCCTAAGCAATCTCTTGAAACCTGTTTAAAAAAGTCTGCGGCTTTTAAAAAGATATGGAGGGATAGGAGTATTGAAGAAAAGAAAGAGCTTGCTCGTAAGATAGGAGACGCGAATAGAGGTAAAACAGGATGGAGTGCAGGATTGACGAAAGAAAATAATGTTTCTCTTGAAAAGCTTTCTAAAAGCATAAAAAAGTATCACGATAGTTTACCAACAGAAGAAAGAGATAGACAACTAGCAAAACGTCTTAGCGCTGCGTGTCAAAGACCGAATAAGTTTGAATTTAACTGTATGTCCAAGCTGAAAGAGCTGTATGGAAACAACTTTAAGTATACAGGTGATGGCAGTATGGTCGTTAATCATCGTTCAGCCGATGCTTATTCTGAAGGATTAAAGACAGTCGCTCTTTTCCATGGAATATATTGGCATTTAAAGAAGCTTGGCCTTGACGTTACTGAAGAAAACAAACGCTTAGTAGAGCAAGCCGATAGTATGGCATTTAGCTCCGCTGGGTATAAGGTAATTTTTATTTGGGAAGACAATGTTGATAATGTGGTCGAAGTAGATAAGGTTGGCGACTAATGTCAAAAAATTTAACTGTGGTCTGGTCAGAATTAAGTGAAGAATTATTTGTAGACCCCCAAGGTGGCGTAGCATTGGTGACAGACCTTGATGCAGTATTAAGTTCGGTTGACAATATTCTTGGAACGTATCCTGGTGAGAGGGTAATGCGTCCAACATTTGCTAGTCCGATGGAGAATTTTGTTTTTGAGGATATAGATGATTTCTTGATGGATGGTATGGCGAGAGATATAAAAGAAGCCATAGAGACTTGGGATGATAGACCGATAGTTAATATGGTTGATATACAGCCAGACCCTGATAGTCACTTTGTTAAGGTACAGTTAAATCTTACGATAGCTGGCTTCAATCAAGGAGTACTATACACTAAGAAGATTTTCGCTGGAGGAGTATAATGAGTAATACCTTAGATTATACCGCGTATGATTTTGATGATTTAGTAACCCAGTTACAAAATCGGGTGAAAGAAGTACCGACTTGGAAAGATACTTATCTTTCAGGAACAGGCGCAATGCTAATAGACCTGCTCGCTTATGTTCAGAATATGGATTTGTATTATATTGAAAGACGTGCAGAAGAGTCATATTTAGATACAGCAAAAAATAGGTCAAGCGTTATTAACTTGGTTAGATTATTGAATTACTCGCGTAAGTTAGATGTGTCATCGACAGGTGAGCTAACGTTTACACTAGTGGCACCGCATTCGTATGATGTAATGATTCCAAGATATACGCAGTGCTCAACGAGTGCGGGTTTAGTTTATTCAACGACAGAGGATGTAAAGATTTTAGCTGGGGATACTACGGCAACGTCGGCGGCTATTCAAGGAAAGATAGTCCAGATTGAGGTTGCTGCCGATGGCTCTCAGTCTTATGCATATAATATCAATGATACGCAAGTTGAGAATACTAATACGCTTGTGTATGTTGATGGAACTCAGTGGACAGAGGTAAGCTCGTTTTTGCTTTCGACAGCTACATCAAAAGAGTATAAGCTTCGTTATGAGTTGGATGACACTGTTAGTGTGCTATTTGGTGATGGCGTAAAAGGAGCAATTCCGACTGCAGGAGATACGATTTTAATTCAGTACGTTAAGTCAGATGGTTTATCTGGTAATGCATATTCGAGTCCGAGTATTACGACAATAGATTCAAAGGTTTATGATTCTGAAGCTACTTTGGTGACAGACCTATCTGTAACGAATGCGGCAGCATTCATTGGTGGAGAGGATATTGAAACTACTGATGAGATACGCTATAATGCTCCAAGAGTATTTGCTACTGGTGATAGAGCTGTGACAAAAGATGACTATATAGCGATACTAGAAGATTATTCGGGTGTTGCTAGTGCTAATGCTTGGGGGGAAGCTGAAGAAACGTCACCTGACCCGTCTGTAAATAATGTTGCCCGACTATGCATGTTGTTACAGGATTGGGTAGACCCCGACACAGATTTTCAGACTGCCTTAACGGCTTATTTGTATACGAAAGCTCAAATTACTGTAAAGTATGAGTACAAAACTGCGATACAGTTATATATAGTGCCAAGAATAATTCTTGTTGTTGAGAAGGGTTATTCGTTAACTGAAGTGGAAGACAATGTAACTACTGCATTGGAAAATGACTTTGAGTTAGGGACAACTGCAGAAATAGGTGAGTCAAGAAGATTTACTGAAGTTGTTACTACGATTAGCGCAGTAGCTGGTGTGGTTTATCATCAGACGGTTTTAGATGTAAGAAAGTTAATGACTTATGGGTATACTTCGCTTTATGATTATGGTAGCACGTTGGAAGCATCGCCAATATTAAAAGAATCTGTTAGGGTATATCATGGTTCCACACAGATAGCTGTAGATAACGGTGCTGGAGGATGGACTAGTACAGGTGGAGCTTATACGGTTACAGGTAATATAAGTTACACTACCGGTGTGACTAATATGGATATAGCTCCGGCGCCAACGTTGCCAATAGCTGTTTTATATAATCAGAGTGGGTCAGATGATATTGTTGTAACAAAGAGACAGATTTGTAGATTATCGAGTGTGACATATACGTCAGTAACATACAATTTGTAAGGAGGATTAAGATGCCAAAGCATGGATTTTATGAAGGAATATGGACGTTTAAGCACTTTAATAAAAATGGTAAGTTGCTTTATGAGCAGACACAAAGAAATGCATTTGCTGATGAGGGTGAATACATGCTTTTGAATAGCTTCTTTAGAGGCCTTAGTTCGCCATCAGGATTTTATTTACGTTTAGCATATGACGTTTTAAAAGTAACAGACACTCTTGTTGATGTTTATGCAGAGCCTGGTGTTGGTTATGGCTATTCAGCTAAAACGATTGAACGGTCAGCTGTAGGGTTTCCGACTATAGCGATGGATAGCGGGCATTATATGGCCACAACGAAGCATGTGACTTGGGTGGCTAGCGGTGGTGTTATCGGACCGCTTAATGTTATGTATTTAGCAACGACGTCTGATAATACCGGTAAGCTTGTTTGCTATGTTCCTTTGCTTGTTGAACAGACTGTTGAAGATGGTGATAGCGCTGAGGCTTGGGTAACGATTAAGTTTATATAACAGAGATTGGTGTTATGGGTAGAGAAAAGAAGTTAAATAGCATTTATTTTGATGCAACACCTATTAAGAACGTAACGTTTCAAAATTGGGTAGATGGTAATGCTCTTAATTGGACGCTATCTGCTGGTGTGTGGGAGCAGGAAACTGAAACGATTAAGTTTGGCTTAAGTAGTTTGAAGCTTACGACAAGTGCTCATAGTGCTGTAGCAGCGCAATCTGTTTCGCAGTATACGCAATTTTTGGGGAAAGAAGTTACTGTAAGTGTTTTGGCTAGAACGAATGTTGCAAGCTTTTGTAAAGCTGGAATAGACGATGGGATAACAGTAACGTACTCTGATTATCACTCTGGTGACGACACTTGGCAAGAATTGATTGTTACAAAGACGGTATCAGAATCAGCGACAAAGTTAACTATTTTGCTTACATTAGTAGATTAGGCATAAGAGGTTAGAATGGCTACT